CCTTAGCTCTGTCGGTTAGGACTTGTATGATTGCGGCATACATTTCGCTATCCATATCAATAAACTCTCTAGGCGGTATCCCAGTCTCTACGCTCAGCTGTGCGATGCTGTAAAGGATTGAATCCCGCTGTGTTATTTTTTTTCTTCGTCTAATACCTCGACAGTATCTAAGCTGTCAATAAACTCATCAAACGATAAAGATACTTGACCGCCAGCCCTGCGTAAACATTCCCAAGCCAACCAGAATATATCTGACTGCTTTTCATCTTCACGCAAGGCTTTGCTAATTCCCATACCTCGCTTTAACTCGAAAGCGTACTCAACACCTGGTGTTATCTTGTGCTCTGATACTTCACCATTAGCCCTTGTTATCTTTAGCTTTGCCATTATTACTCCTTAGTTAGAATGCCACCGATGGGGACACTGTTATTACGGAGTTTACAGTAAAGGATAAACTGCTGCTTGCAATTTCTGCCACGCCGCCTGTGCCAATCGGGGTTAAGTTATTGACCAAAATTGAGAATTGATAGGTCGGGTTGGTAGCTGATACGGCAGTACCTTTAACAGTAATTACTGATACTGCTAGGGTTTTGCCAAATGCTGCGCTAAGTGTCTCGTTTACCTGAGATGCTGCCCAGTCATTTATAAAGTCTAGTTGGAATGTGCCAGATTGCAACCCAGCCACAAATCGGTGAGAAAGATCTCCTTGCGTTGTGACTTCGAGTTCATCTACGATCTGGTTAATTACGGCATTAGTTACGTATGAGCTAATGTCGATTGAAGGTACAGTCGGTGCCGCATTGGTAGCCAACTTAACACCTACGTTATTATTTAGATAAATTGCCATACTTATTCCTCGTCTTTCTTAGTTTGTGCAGTTGGTTTTGGTGCGCTTGCAATTTGGCCTGTCTTCTTCAAGAAGGCTAAGTCTTCTTCATGTGTGCTCATTTCAACTCCAGCTCGTTAGGATTGATACAGTTATTTCTGATGTTAATAAATCTCCACTAGCTGCATTGGTTATAGCTGGAGCGGAGACACTTGATATGTTGTAAACCAGGGTAGATGCCGCTAGTTTAGTTACTACTGCCACAATAAAATTCTCTATGCCTAATAGATTGCCTTGATTGTCAAATGCAGGTGTGGTTACTAAAATCTTAAAATTAGCCAGGGGTGCGATGCTTGTCTGGCTATTATTGCTTGGTTCAATGTAGGGATCGCTAGGTGTTACCACTACGCTGTTAGCAAGCAGGGTTGCAGGTGGAAATGCAAAGGTTGACCATACGCCATTATTTGTTAAGGCTGTTGCTAGTGTGCCACGTAGGGTAGAGATCGCTGCCATTAGCCGACCAGTGAATTAGGACTTGAATACGGCTGGATGAGGCCTCTGATTCTATTTATAAGTTGGTACCCCATCCTATAAGGACTTGCAGATACCCCATCCATACCTACCCCACCAGTCTGGCTGACTTGACGTGCTTGCCAGATGTCTACAGCTACGATCATCGCAGCCTCTCTTATGGCAGGGGTCGCAGTATAAGCCTGTGCTTTATGCTCTGGGCCAAGGGCTCGGCCGTATGGTTTAACAAAATGAAAGTTGTCATCCGCAGCTGTCTTTGCGTACTGAATAAAGCTGTAGCCGTTAGGGTATGAACTTAATGCGTATGTACTCCAAAACATTGTGCCGATTGAAGCAGGCACTGTAGTACCGGGGAATGATCCTGTTAATGTGTATGTGCCGTTATATGTTGCACCGCAATTAGATACTGTTATTGATTGACCTGTAGTAAATATGCCAGGGTTTGATAAAACTAAAGTTGCTACGTTATTGCTAATAGATGAGGCTACTACTGGGGCATCGTTATGCCATAAATAACCAGCGATTAAATCTTCTGCTGATTGACAGCACTCTTCTACAGTTGCATCACTGTATAAACTGCCAATACCTAAGTTGCTACGCAACTCGGCTGTTGTAACCATTGTGGCTGGCATGCTGTCCTTTCTTAAAAGCTCCCCTGGGGCTAGGGCTACTAAACCCCAGAGGATTACTAAATTGACTAACTTATTACGTTAGGTTAAAGCGGCGAACGCCACCAGCGACCAATACACCAACGGCCATGTAACCATAAAGTGCTGTCTCAATCTCGCCAGTTGCTGGCTGATTTACAGATAGTCGAAGAATTGGTGATTCGTAAATTGATACTGATGAAGGTACAACAATAAATGCTGACTCATCGATAGTAGTTGATACTGCGTTTGGATCTACGTATAGATCTAAACCAAGTACGTTACCACGTAATGAAGTTGGTGCAGATACTCCTGCATTGTTCATTGGATTAGCAGCGTTGTAAATTGGGCGACCTGTTGTATCAGTTGCGCCTAATAGTAGTGACCACTGTGATGTACCAGCGATGTACTTTGTTGCTAACTCACCTGTTGCAAGGTATGCAGCTGGTGCTTCTTTAGATACGTAGGAGATAATTCCTGCTGAATCTGCTGCTACTGCTGTAGCTTGTGTGCCGCCTGCTGTTAATGCTGCAATCACTGCTGCATCTGTTGCTTTGTTATAAGCACGTGTCATGTTATCGATCATGGCTGCAAAGAACTCTGGTGAGCTGCGCTCTAAAATTTCTAAGCTGTAGCGTTGTAGTCCAGCATACTTCTTAACAGTTAGGTTTACGTATGAAGATACGATACCTGTCTCTGAAGGTGCTGCTGCTTCTGCAGTCTCTGCAACTGTTCCTGAAGTAGTGATCTTTGGTACTGAGATTGTCATACCGGCTGCAGGTAGCGCACGTGAACCGATTGCGTCTACTGCTGGGCGTGATCCAATAAGTGTATCAACTACTGTTGGTACAAATTGTGTTGGATTGAATGCAGGGTTAGTTGTGAATGAATCATCTGCTGCGGTTAAGAATTTAGCAACGTCTGCTTCTGCTTTCATAACCCATGTTGCTGATTCGTGGTTACCTAATTTTGCTTTGATGCTGTGTTCTAGCATGTGTGCTTGTGTCTTAATTGGTGAGCGAGGCTCTGTGTAGAAGGATGCACTAATTGTTGGGCGTGCGGCCTCTACTGGAGCAACCTCTACCACTGGTACTGCTGTTGGCTCGGTGGTGTTGTCCACTTGTGCCTCACTTTCCGTAGTTGGTTGATTTGTTGCATCCGCTTCGCCTTCGCTAGCGGCAACTTTAGTTACTTGTGCTTCTGTGAACGCTGGTGACTCGACCAGACTTACTTCTTTGAGGGTTGCTTTAGTTACATAAATATAATCTTTTTTCTGTGATGATTTAATTACATCTACACCTACAGATAGGCCATCGATAAGCTGCTCACTTGCCAGCATCAAAGCATCTGATCCTTGCATGCTTGCGCTGATCTTAAAGCTAGCGTAAATGCCATCTTCTTGCTCATTAAACTTCTGCATACGGCCAATAGGTTTGTCGTTGCGGTGTTGCATAAGCATTTTAATTTTGCCAGGATCGCCTACATCAATTGATCCTTTAGCAAACACAACTTTGCCAACACTGGTATTGCCAGGGGTTTCAAAAGGCACAATTTTGCCAGCGATTACTCTACGCTCGCCATCTGCGCTTTCTATTTGACTACTGAACGTAAGTAACATCGCCACTCTCATTTCCGTTAGGTGTTAGGTCTTCCATTTCCTTTGCTTGTTGAATGTCAATAAGTCCTAGGGTTAGCATCTTTTCAATGGTCTCTAGTCTTGCTTTGTCATCTGATCTTAAAAATGTTTCACTCAAATTAAAACGTACGGTATGGCCATTAGCAGTTATATCGTTCATGCTCAGGCGATCTTCTATAGCACAAATATATGGTTGCAGTGAATAGGCAACAAACTCTTTACGGCCATCAATAATGTTCTGGTAAGTCATGCTGTTATTCATATCTGCACTTATGTAATATGCAGGTACGTTCATGGCCCGTGCAATTTGTGTTGCTAGATATTGTGATGCTTCGTTATACATCATATCTTTAGGGCTAAATCCAACAGTCTCATAAGATAGTGTGCTAGTTAAATATGCTGTGCTTCTATTTTGACGTGCCTGCTTCCAAGCTGCTAATAATCCTTGTACTTGTGCTTCTGGCATATCTGCGCCAGTGTTTTTTAGAAATCCTGTTGCCATAGGTGTTTGTGATGCTACGGCTGCGGCTTTTTCTATATCTAAAGCACTTTGTATTGTGCGACCTGCAGTTTGTAATACGCCTTGTGTTAATCCTTGAAATGTAACTAATGAACCAATACCAGTCATTGGTAATTTTTCATTGTCTACTGTGTAATACAAAACTTCTGTGCCTAGTGGGTTTAACTGTGCAACTACACGACTGTTAGCGACCCATTCAAATCTTGATGGTCTTAAATCATCTGCGTAAACTTCTGTAACACGCCAATATGCAACTCCATAAAATATAAGACTATCGACAGTCCAAGAAATGGTGACGGATCGTGGCTGTCGGATATCTGGCTGTTCGCACCAGAGTGGCTTTGCTAATTCTTCGCCTGTAGATTTTTTATACAACTCTAATGGTAAATATCCTATAACGCCTTTGATTAAATTAGCGCATCGATTAACAGCCGGTACTTGTGTTGCAAGTGTGCGATCCATAGGACCTGCACCAAACGTGTTGTAACCAAAACCAATGATGCTATCGCCCATAACGGCAGGGGCGTATTGCGCTTGTAGATTATCAGTTTTTTTGTTTATACCCAAAGCAGACAATAGACCCATATAGGTACTTTATACCATAAATTGGACATATGGTGCAAGTTAGACAAAGATTTGTGCGGTTTGTTGTGGCTTAGTTAATTGACTTACAACCATCGCTAGTGATATGGCGGCTGTAACATCGCCTGCTGATTTTCTACGTATTATGCGCCAGCCAGCATCGTTAGTCTTAGCGGCACAGTTATTTAAGTGCTGTACTAGCTCTGCTTGCCCAGAATGGACTACTCGATTATTAGCTAGGCCATCTGCTAAGTCTGAGCACGCCTGATAAAACGCTTGCCCTGATACATCGACCATCCGCCAGCCACTTTGTTCAAGTCTTGTAGCAATAGTTTGCGTGGCGTACTTGTCATAACAGATAGTGTGTGGATGATACTTACGTGCCCACTCATTTATATCACTAGCCATTTTAATTTCATCTATCGCTATATCACTATGCCACAGCTGTGCTAATCCGACTGCTATCTTTCCATCTTTAACTTGACCCATAACGAGCGCCCCAGATCGCCTTGTCGGTGCAATATCAAATGCCATAATTGTCTGTGGCCCGACAGGTATCTCTAAGCTGCTATCGCTGCACTGCTCGATTGATCCATATACCCAAGGGCTGACAGTGCTATCTACCCACATACAAAGCATCTCGGTCTTAGTAGCTTCTATGCTGTTAGTGCTTACCGATTCTTCTAATGTTTGCTCAGTTATCAAATGCCCTAATGCTGGATTAGCCATAGCCCAGGCTTTACGATCTGTAATTTTAGAATGCTGTGGTGCGCTGTATTCATAAAATCCTAAATTCTCAGGTGGGTATGATAGGCAACGCTCTCTTAAATCATTTAACACAGTGCTAAAGCCATCACCTGCGTTACTTGTCATTAGAGTCATCGCATTAGGGCGAGCACGTGTGACCGGCAGTGCAGCTGTAAACGATTCTTGTGTCCACTCTCGCAACTCATCAATGTATAGAAAATCTGCGGTCTTACCACGAGGTGCATCTCTAGTAGCTGCTGCAATTTCATACCTAGCGCCATTAAGTAGGGTTATAGATTCTTGACCATTAGCCAGACGTATCTGCCTTACTTGATCTTTTAAAAACTGATTGTCTTCTATTGTGTAAGCAACTTGTCTAAAGGTATCTAATGCCATATTGCGGTTAGATGACATACCCAGGACATTCTTAGAGCCCCATAAGAATAGATGTGACAATATGAGCATTCTGGCCAAATGCGTCTTGCCATTCTGACGTGCTACAAGCACTAGAGCAGTTTTTTTACGCCAGGTATCTGCATCATCTACAGCTAGTAAATCATCTAGCACCCAGCGTTGCCAGGGGATCAAAGGTAAACCTATTTTCTCAGCTAGGTCTGCTACTTCTTGCGCTTTGCTATTACCTTTAAGTAAGGGTGTGTGGATTCTAGGCTCGGTGCTGCCAATTAGCGCGACCCCTCGTGAGGTCTGTTTTATTTCCGTATCATTTTGCATCGAAATCAAGCGTATCAGGTTTATTAAATGGTGAGTCTGGCACTGTTCGGATCGTCTCAGGGAGAGAAGGTTTCAGAAAGACAGGGGGGTTCTCTCTT